GCTGCTGCTGCATCGCTTTCATTTGAGCGGAATTGTCTGGAGCAGGAGCAGTATTGCTTCCTCCTCCACCTTTGTTTTTGCCTTTAGATGATCCTCCCATAATTATGTTCCTCCGAATTGTAGGTCTTTAGTGTTTGGCATTGTATACTGGTTTTTGCTACCAGTTTTATTTAAGGCAGTTGCAGCAGTTGTTGCTGCTGGGTTAATACCATAAATATTAGAAAGTGTATTACTTGTGCTTTGTGGCAATGTTCCAGATGCCGCTCCAAGTTGTTGCAATGCATTTTGTTTTGACTTTGCAAAATCAAAATTGCCAGTCATGTTTTCAGCACCTGTGGTTAGACTTTTATTATAGGCTTTTGCGGCATTTTGATCAGCAAGTTCTTGCATCACATTCTTGCCAGTTAACTTTTGCTCAACATCTTGCATATTTTGCTGCGCTGCTTGTTGAGCCATAGAGGATTGTGATTGGATTGCCGCTTCCTGTGCTGCTTTTTCTGCTGCAACTCTTTGCTTTTCGGCAGCATCAAGTTGAGCTTGCAACATAGATTGTTGCATAGCCATTTGCTGCTGATTCATTTGCATATTCATCTTCATCATAGCAGATTCTTGATCTGCTTGAGCTTGAATTTGTGCCTTGCTCGGCCCAGTTTGTCTTCCTCCACCCATAATTAATGTCCTTTCATTTTGATTTATTTTTAATTATTTTCCACCAAAAGTCAACCCAGATAAATTGGGTGACGAAAAGTTATTTTGAAGAGGCTTGCTCTGTGCCATTATCGAATTAATATTAGCCTGTTGAGCAGCATTTGCTGATGCCAATGCATCTGTTTTTTGATTTAAAAATGCTTGATTCCCTTGTTGTTGCTGTGCAAGAAAATTATTTATCAACGCAGAATTATCTGGTGCTTGAAATTGAGGAACATTAACTTTTGGCATGGAAGTATACTTCGGAGGTGCGCTTTTAGCCAGACCAGAGTCCATTGCCCAGTCGCGAATTTTTCCTCGGATTGCTCGTTGAATAGGGTCTCCAGACAGTTCAATCGCCCTGCCAAATCCGCGTTTTTCTTCTCCCATTAGATAAATAGGAGACTTAAATCCTGCCTTGCCAGCAACTTTGTGAACCTGATAAATCGGGTCTATTGCTTTAAATGTCTTTGTAAATGTTTTTCCTATTCCACCCATAATCCTTCCTTTCTCCTTGCTTCTTTACATAGTTCTGAACCTGCAACAAATTGCTGGCATGATTTTGGCCGATTCGGATAGACCATGCAACAAACAGTCTCGCCAACTGTCCCTTCCAAAGCAATGCACCTGTTGTTTGTTGTTTTCATCAGCGGATAGTCCTCTCGTTGCATTTCAGCAGGAATACCTGTTGCGTCTGACCTATCTCGTTTGAGAATCGGCCATGACCACTTAAAACAACAACACGCTCCACAGGTTTTGCAGTCATACATTTTTCTTTTTAGTCCAGTCCACAGGTCGGAATCCAAGGTCGTCAATCACGATGTCCTCGTATGGCGCGAGGTGCGAAACATTGGTGATTTTTGCCTTCAGCTTCGGGCAATCCACATATTTGCCTTGGTGGCGATCCACGCAGTTGAAGCACACAGGGTAGAAATCGGCATTTAGCGACTTGTCAGGATTGTTTCCCCACCCTTTTTCGGTCTTAATATATCGAGTTTCGTCTGGCTCGATACCAGAATACTCAAGATAGTCGTAAACATCCTTGTCAGTCCAGTCTCGGAGAAGGTAGAGGCTAACTGGAGACCCGTCCGCATGGCGAATGTGGGTGCTTACTGCCACCTCACCCTTGATCAGGTCTGTGTCTGTGTTTTTAGTGCCAATGTAGACCGCATTCCAAGGCCAATTAAAAGTACCTGTGGGACGCAAGAGGAAGTCATTAACGCCACACAGGAAGTCCTCTCCTTCCTTCGGCCTTTCAGTTCCGAGTGACATGACCATACATTTTTCACCCCATTGAAAATATTTTAGCATATCGAAACGAACCTTCCCTGTTTCAACATCAGGCCCATCAGTAATTGCCACTCGCATTGGCGGATATTCATAGATTGCGAGTTTCCACTTTTTTATCAAACGATCTGAATAAGCGTATCGTTCCCGGAATTTTGGTTCCCGAAATTGAACAACAGGAAGGTCTATTCCTGCTCGAAATTTAAGAATGTGCAGAAGTGCCGTGGAGTCTTTGCCGCCGCTCCAAAATACAACGCTCTTCGGCCAATTCGTAGCCCAGAGTCGCGCCATTTCAACTGTCCTATTAAGTAATTCAATATTCATCCTTAAATCATAATTGCTGCTGCTGCCGCAATTCCCAATGCCGCTCCACCACCAGCAATCAGTTGTCCAGTCTGTGCTTGCTGCCCAGCAGATGCGGCGGCATTTGCGGCGTTTGTAGAATTGGCATTGCCCAGCAGGTTGTTGATCAGTTGCTCTTGGTAATTACGAAGATTAGCCTGCTCGGATTGGTTTGCCGACAGGGTCTCGCCCATCATTTTGTTTACATAGTCGGAGTACGATTGACCCATGCCAAAAGCGTTTTGCAGGTTCTGCTGTTGGAACGCATTCATCGTTCCAGTATTCGCGTCTCTTGTGGCTTGCTGTGCTGCTACTGCCGCACCGGGGTCAATGCCTCCCATCGGTGCAGGAGTCGCTTGCAGGAATGCCTGCCTCTTGGCGATATTATCAAACATCATGTTCCTGCCTGCCTCGGCAGTCTTATCGAAAAGAGCAGACCTCCCGATTGTAGATGAAGGATCAATACCAGTTGATGCAATAGATGTGATTCCTCGCTCGCGAGCAAACCGACTTAAAAAATCGTCCAGTTTATTTGGGTCAGTTGCTTCTGCAACCTGTTGGCTCAATCCCATTCGCATTTCAGCCGCAAACGGATCAGTCAATTGCTCGCCTTCGCGTGAGCGTTGCAAATTTCCAAGTCCGAATTCGTACGCCTGCTGGGAAACTTCGGTTGGATTGTACTCCAGCATCCGAGGAGGAGTATTTGCCGCCAGCGAAACATTGCTTCTGGTCAAATCCAAACCACCTTGCGCCATTTTATTCGATGCCGCCAAAAAGTCATAGGTCGGTTGAGAATTCGGGCGCGGCATCATATTTGCCGTGTTGTATTGAGTTGGTGCTGGTGCTGATCCTCCCATATTAATTCTCCTTAAAGGCTAAAAAGTTCTCGGTGCATTCGTTTTAAACCAAGTTTTGACATAATTTCGTTTGTAAAATTCGTGCGCTCGTCCTGAAGAGGAACTCCAATATATCCTGCTGATCCAGACACTTGTGCATACACTTTAAGATCGTGCATACATTGAACTACATCTCTCGGAGTAGTATGCTTTGGATGGAACGCAGGATAAAGAACTGGGATGTAAACATGGTCTGAATATCCAAACAGCTTTCCATCTTTATAATGTCCAATCACATTCACCTGTGGATGCTCAACAACATGATGATCGAATTCCTCGGCAAAATCGACAAGCTCAAGGAATTCGCCACTGTCTTTTGGAATAGTTTTATATTCTATATTGCTAATTTTCATACTGTTCCAACTACAACATTTGTTTTGCCAAACTGGTTTGGCACATAGTTTTTGAATTTGCTCGCTTGTTCCTCAATGGCATTGAATCTGTCATTAATATTGCCGCATACAATACATGGCAAGCAATTATTTTCGGCAGGATTAATAAAATTAATCGAAGAGTAAAGAGGGATTGCATTTTCGTTTGAAAACGGAAATACGAACCGACTCGGAAAGTCAGTAACTCTTTGTGATGCTGTAACAATTGATGGCATATTAACAAGGGTTTTCTGCTCGATATTGTTGCGCGGCAGCATTTGCTGCTTGAAGCGCAAGCGTTCCTGCTTCTTCCTGTGCGTGTTCGTAACTAATGCGCGAAAGAAACGATGCCTCTGCTGTAGCAGCAATTGAAGGAGACCCATTACTACAGGTCAATGTGACAGTTTTAAATACCTGTGCGTACCATGAGGTTTGCTGACCATTGTTGGTGTCGTAAGCGTCAGGCAAATTGTCAATTGTAAAATTCTCTCCATCTTGCCCGACAACGCAGTATTTTTTTTCGTCACTTTGCGGTACACCGAGAGATTTTGTAGCGAATGGATCAATGAATATTCGGACAATCTCGACTCCCATCTGTCCGCACCATTCGATGAGAATGCTGAACGCCTTATCGATATCAATAGTCAGAGGACTTTCACAGGTCTGATAATCAACCTGCCTCTGCGAGGATTCAGTGATCAACCTGCGGTACTGCGAACTTAAATATCCGAGGTCTTCAATTTGTTTTTCATATGGGGTTCCTTCCCACTGGACACGATCTGTAACTGCAAGAAGTCTCTTCTTTAAAATCTGCTTGTGCTTTCCCTTGCTGCCTCGGAATGCAACTGTGAGGTCAACAACTCCACCAATCTCGCAAGCCTCAATTTCAGAGTAAATAAAACTCTTTAAATCCATCTGGTCGCCAAGCATCGCAGTCTCCATTTGGCAGTAAATGCGATTGATTTTTTCAGTAGTGCTGCCATCTGATTCGATATCGAAGTACGAGTCGTACTTTTGTGGCGCGAAGGATTCCCAAAGATGGTTGTATGACCCGTCACTTGTTGCGGAGTAATCGACTGAAAAGTGGAAGCACCTTTGCTGCCCCGTAATCGTGCCTGTAGTCCATTCTACAGGTCGAGTGCCTGTCCAGACCCCGCACCATGCTGGAACTCGATTCTGCGACCATTCTGAAGCAGCAGCATAGTCGAGAACCATCGTCTGCGAATTTAATTTTTCGAGGTACGGAACGCTCACCAAAATATAATTCTCAAAACTGGTGGCGCAAATCCTGTTGGTATTTCCTGACAAGAACTGTTTTGTTCGCGCCATTTCGACATCTTTGTAGATAACCTGCGACGATAGATACGATGCTGCCGCGACATCCGCAGCAAGCAACCCGCCTTGCGAGTACCACCACATCTGTCCTGCCTGAAAAGTTATGCTTTTGCCTGCGATACATCCAACTGTAGGATACAGGGTATTTTGAAAATTTGCAGTCGATGTCCACTGCGAGCGATCCAGAATTCCACTGGCAAGGGAAAAAGTGGAGCGATCTGTAAAAACAATTAGTCTGGTCGATGTGTCTTGCCCAACATAGCTAACCATTCCAGTGATTGATCGGCTGAAAGCAAAGTCACCTCTACCAGCACCTGATTTGCGCTCTTGCCATGATGTTGGATCACCGAGATCGGATGCCAGAACAATGTTTTTGTCTGAAACCCAAAGTCTGTTTACAGAGAATGCCATCCAATACCCTGTTGGGATACTGGAAGTTTGAGTTCCAGTTTTATTCGATCCATCCCAGTAGGCAGGTGCAGATACACCGTCTTGAATTACAACAAGACGATTTGATGGAGTCACAATTTCGTCTTTGCCAGTCGAAAGATTTGCCGATTGCGTAGCGAGACAGAAAACAAACTGATCGACCTCTGGGTCAAGCGAGATATTTGCCAACCTGTATTGCGACCAGTCTTTCGGTTGCGTTAATGGAAAAGGCGCATAGTAGACCGATCCGTTGACTGCAAAGACCATGTACGGCAATTCGTCAGCAATTACACCCTCTCCTTCAGGATTAAAAATCTTTGCAGGAGTCGTAATCGTGCGACCATTA